CGTCTATATCGAGGAAAAATAATCAATCCTGGAAATGCCTCAATTGTGCCACAATTGTCCACTAGTGTCCGAAAGTGTCAAACAAACTAACGCAAAGGAGAAATAACCATGTCGTGGAAACCTGAAGTGCAAACCGACGATACCGGAAAATGGTACGACAATGCCCTGCGTTTCAATACACAAAAGGAAGCCATTGACAACGCCCGCGACTTAAAAGCGCGTTGGTTTTTGGTTAGAAAATATCGCGCAACTGAATGCGGTGATCCTGTTAACTATAGATACGTTGACGGTAAACTTACGGAGGCATAGACCAATGACATTTGGGGATATTCTATCGTGAACGCTAAACACGCAATCTTCCGCGCTCTAAACTGGCACTCCATGTGCATGAGCGCTACCTACCGGAACGATCAACAATTTGCCTCGGAGTGCGCCAAGCTCCGCGACCTTTGCCTACGCAAAGCGGGCTTTGAGAATTATTCTAAACTGTTTCAGGAGGTTATAAAATGACCGACACTTGCCACTATTGCCTCAAAGCTGCTACCATCAAGCACGGCAACCTTTTGCTATGCGCTGCCCACTGGATAATCAAAATTGCGAGGAAAACATGAGAATTCGACCAAACACTCAAACTTGGTATAATTTTATGAACCGCGATCACAAAGGACTAGAAGCCATGAAGCGTTGCAAAAAGTGCAGCAATGGTATGGAATATCTCTACACCATTGACTCAACTGACTTCTACCTGTGCCAAGAGTGCGGCACGGAGCATTCTTACACAACCCGGCTCGAAATGGTCAGCCGCGAGCAGCTCGAACATGAACTTCACGAAAATAGGGACTAAGGCCATGCCAGAATACCCACCCAATGGGTCTAAAATGACCGAGCAGCGCGAGTGCTTCGAACTTCTGGTAGAATGTGGCTTGGAGCCTGAGATCGCCACGTTCTACATAGGTCTGGCGATGATCAATAACAAGGAGCCATTGCACTTCGTTTTTGAAGCTATGGGCGCTTTCAAAATGTACATGGAGCAGGAGCCAGACGAGGAAGAGGAAGACCAGATTATGTTTACCTTTGACGAAAAGACGTATCACTGAGGAGCTATCATGACCCAAAACGAACTGATCAAGAAACACCTCGAAAAAGGTAAGAAAATTACACCAATGGAAGCACTGGTGAACTACGGCTGTTTCCGCCTAGCGGCTAGGATCAATGAGCTTCGTAAGGATGGTCTGAATATCCTGACCGTCATTAAACGCGACGAGATCGGGAGACCATACGCAGAGTATCAATTAGCTTGAACCTTGAAGCGAATTGTGCTACCATAACTCTATTGTGAACACTTAGAGAACTCTATTGTGAACTACAGAAGAGAATATCTATCGATAGTCTCTCTCTATAGAGATCACAATAGAGAACTCTAAGAGAGACCGGCAAACGACATGAATAGCCCTATACTGATCGTCATAGTGACCGTTCTGTACACACTGGAGGCGGCTAGGCTGGTCTATACCGGCCAGAACGGCATGGGGCTAACCTTTCTGGGCTACGCTGTAGCCAACATTGGCCTCATTTGGGCCGTCATGGAGCGAACTTGAGCATGAGCGCAAAATTGAAACATGATTTTCCAATGGTGCTGGTGAACTGGTTAGACGCTTCAGGAGGCCACGACCAGGGCTGGCGCGGTATCAGTGACGTTAAAAGCGCGAAGCCCTCCAGAGGACGCTCTCTGGGCTTTCTGGTGGCCACTGGTGAGCTAGACGGGATCGAATTTTTGGTGGTCTGCCCGCACATGGTCGGGACCAAGCACATTGAGGGTGACGGAGAGATCGCCATACCCAAGTCATGGATACTGGATATCAAATTTCTGGAGCCTAAAAATGATGAAAAGTGATCTACTCATTGGTTTCTTCGCGGCTGTTGTCGTTTTTCTTTTTATTTATGCTATACATAGAGTAACTTTTCCTGATACTCAGCAGGATTATTACTATTACAACGGTCAAAAGTACATTCTGACAAAATAGGAGAATGAAAATGAATGTTCTTGTGAACGAAGTTGAAAACGAAGGTCTGGTCGCTCTTATGGGCAAGCGGGTTACACTGTTCTGTGGCGTTTACATCTACACTGGTAAGCTGGTCGGTGTGAACGACACCTGTGTGAAGCTGGAAGATGCCGGTATTGTGTATGAGACTGGTCCGTTCAGCGATAAGAAGTGGAAGGACTGTCAGTCGCTGCCCAAGGATTGGTACGTCACCACTCAGTCCATCGAGTCTTTTGGTGAACTGAAGTAGTCTATGGAGATTAAAGATGTTCAGAACTAAAAGAAATAAATTTAGGTCTTGGACTGGGTCTAGGTCGTGGTCTGAGTCTGGGTCTAGGTCGTGGTCTTGGTCTGTATCTAGGACTAGGTCTTAGCCTTTACATTCTAAGGAGATCAAAAATGAATATCTTCTACCTAGACCAAAACCCGGTCAAAGCTGCCGCCTATCACTGCGACAAGCACTGCGTCAAAATGATTTTAGAGACCGCCCAGTTGCTCTCCACTGCTCACCGAGAGCTTGACGGCAACGAGATGGCTGACAGGCTCGGTCTTTACAAGTCCACGCACAAGAACCACCCCAGCGCCGTATGGGTGCGCCAGGGCTGGTTTAACTACCAGTGGGCCTTCAACCTGTTCAAGCAGCTGCTCAAGCAGTACACGGCCCGCTACGGTAAAGAGCATAAGACCGGACGGTTGCTAGACGCTCTGGCCACCGCCCCTGCCAACATTCCATCAGTCACCATTGGCTCTCCCCTGCCTCCCCAGTGTATGCCCGACGAGTACAAGCGCGAGGACGGTGATACCGTTCAGGCGTACCGGGCCTATTACAAAGGGGCGAAGGCTGGATTTGCCAAATGGTCTAAATCACCCGCTCCCGAATGGTGGTAAAAAATGCGCTGCGTAATCTGTGACGTTCTGCTTCCCACTAACCATAGACTTGACATCTGTCAGGTTTGTAATCTATCTGTGAGAGAAGCCATCACCGATTACTACTTGCTCGATAGTGATACAGAAGTTGTTAACCTGTTGGAAAGGATAAGAAAATGCCAATCATGGGATACGGAATAGTGCTTTTTCTAAAAGCGTTATACCACCTTGAAAACACTCTTGGAGGCCGTGGACGATGAACCGTTCTGACTGCCTCGACACCGCCAAGGACCTGATCAACGGAGACCGGGCAAGATACTACGGTGACGCTTACTACAACCACGAGCGCATCGCCAATCTCTGGAACGCCTATCTACAGTGGGACTACGAGCTGTCCGTCAAGGATGTTATAGCCATGATGGTTCTTCTCAAGGTCGCCCGCTTGCGCCACGCTGTCACGCACGACAGCTTCGTGGACATTTGCGGCTACGCTGCATTGGGCTGCGAGATGACCAGCGACGAGACCAAGGCACCAGGGGAAGACGATGTCGGAGGCTGTTAAAATCCACCAGCCGTGCCCCGATTGCGGGTCTTCCGACGCCTTGGCCATTTACGTTGACCATACCTACTGCTTCTCTTGCGAGGCGGTAACTGCGTCTGGCGGCGTCACTGACTTGGAAAGCTATAAGCGGATGAAACACGACCTCCCGTGGGAAAGCCGAGGCATCAGCCCAGCGGTGCGAGACTTCTACAACGTCAGCGTGAGTGCCGATGGTAGTCGAGTAGAGTTTCCTTACTATTCTAAGGAAGGCCACACGGCTAAGAAGGTGCGCGAAGAAGGCAAGGACTATTTCACCGAGGGTGAGTTTAGCAAATGCGATATCTTCGGTCTCCATACGCTTGACAAGGCTGGGCCTCAGCGCGGCAGCACGGTGATCGTTACCGAGGGAGAGGCCGACGCCCTAGCTGCGTTTCAGCTGGCCAACCGCATCAGCCCCGAAGCCATCACCCTTACCACGGAAAGGTCTCGGTCTCTTGTCCCCGTGTTCTCTATCAAGTCAGGGGCAAGGAGCGCGGAGCGCGACTTCAAGAACTTCCTGCCCACGCTGGAAGAGTTTGACCGAGTGTTCATCTGCTTCGACAACGACGAGCAGGGCAAGTCTGCGGCAGAGAAGGCTGCTAGGTTGATCAGCCCCGGCAAGGCTTATGTGGTCTCGCTCGAACATAAAGACGCCTGTGAGTACTCGCGCAAGAACCTACAGACCGAATTTCTGGCGCACCTGAAGGCTGCTAAGTGCTACACGCCCAGCGGCATTCTGAACGCTTCGGAAAATTTCGAGGGCCTGTGGGCAGAGCAGAACATTAAGAGTTTGCCATTCCCGTTTGCCAAACTACAGGAAAAGACCTTGGGCACCAGAGCGCGAGAGATCGTGACTTGGGCCGCTGGAACTGGCGTTGGCAAGAGCAGCATTCTGCGCGAATTGCAGCACTACTACATCAAGAACACCGACACTAATATCGGCGTAATTGCTCTGGAAGAGAGCGTAGATCGTACAAGGCGCGGTATTCTCGCTGTGGAAGCCAACGACAGGCTGCACCTTAACGAAGTATTCGCCAAGTATTCCAAAGAACAGATCAAGAAATACTTTGACGTTACTTTGGGCACCGGGCGTGTCTACTTGTATGACCACTTTGGCTCTATGCAGATGGAAGACCTGCTCGCCAGGGTAAGGTACATGGTAGTTGGCCTCGACTGTCGAATAATTTTCATCGACCACTTGAGCATTCTTGTTTCAGGTTTGGATATAGCGGACGAGCGCAAGGCGATTGACCGTACGATGACCATGCTGCGTCAGCTGACCGAAGAAACCGGCTGCTGCATTCACTTGGTAACTCACCTTCGTCGGCTGGGAACAGACCGTTCTCACGAAGAGGGCATGGAGGTCAACCTTGGCCACCTGCGCGGCTCTCACGGCATTGCTCAGATCAGCGACACGGTTGTTGCTATGGAGCGTGATACGCAGAGCGATGACCCGGTGGTCTCTAACACGGTGACGCTGCGCGTTCTCAAGTGTCGCTATACCGGCGACGTTGGACAGGCTGGTAAATTGTTCTACGACAAGACCAGCGGTAGACTAGAACCACTGACGGAAGAATTCTAATGGCAAGAGTAAAGCGCAAAAAGGACGAAAAACTTTTTGAACCTGTGCCCAAGACAAGGCGCAGGAGAAGGCTGCGTCCGTTCAATCATTCTAAGAATGTTTCTAAAAGAAATACCAACTACAACTCAAAGAAGAAGAAACGTGGACAAGGAAATTAACAAGCTGGTTCAAGTGTGTCACACTGCTGCCCGCAACGGGGGTTGGTGGATGGACAGAGATAACCCACTTACTGTTGCTTCTAAACTTTGCTTGGTACACTCTGAGATAAGCGAGGCTATGGAAGGCCACCGCAAGGGGCTGAAGGACGCGCATCTCCCAAACAGACCGTCGATTGAAGTCGAGCTGGCCGACGCTGTTATCCGCATAGCAGACTTGGCCGGGGCTTTGGAGCTAGACCTTGGCGGTGCTGTGGTAGAGAAACTACAGTACAACGCCAGCCGTAACGACCATAAGCTAGACGTTAGAGCAGCCGAGGGCGGGAAGAAATACTGATGAAGGTAGAACTTATCGATAGCATGGGCAGTGACCTGTCTGTGGTCAACGCGGCTCGCGTATCGTTTGACAGCGCCTCTAAGAAGCTTACAGAACGCGACAAGAAACTGATAAACTACTTAGCTGACCATAACCACTGGACCCCCTTTGCCCACACCTGCCTCACCCTGATGATCGAGGCCCCTATCTACGTTGCGCGTCAGCTTGGCAAGCACCAGGTAGGCTTAGTCTGGAACGAAGTTTCTCGCAGGTACGTTGACTATAAACCTGAGATAGACAAACCTGAGCAGTGGCGCAAGCGAGCAGACAACAAGAAGCAAGGCTCCTTGGAAACCTCGATCACTGCTCCTTCGATAGCTAGCCGTATTCTGGAAGATGTTTCTTTCATGTCTCGCAAGGCATACGACGAGCTTTTGGCTCTGAACGTATGTCCTGAGCAAGCTAGAATGGTTCTGCCTCAAGCCATGCTGACAAAATGGTATTGGACGGGTTCCCTTTTCTCTTTTAGTCGTGTATGCTCTCTGAGACTTAAAGAAGATACTCAACTGGAAACTCGCCTAGTCGCAAAGGAAATATCCAACATTTGCAAGAGCAAGTTTCCGGTAAGCTGGAAGGCACTGACCGGACAATGGGAAAAAGCTGCGTAATCGACATCGAGACAGACGGCCTGAAGCCTACCAAGATACACTGCTTGGTAGTCTTGGACACCGAAACAGGTAAGGAGCGGGTCTTTGAATCAGGTGGATTTGTTCAAACTTATCTTGATACTTTTACAACAATCATAGCTCACAACGGGTGCAGCTACGACTTCCCAGTTTTGAAGAAACTGTGGGGCGTAGACATACCGTTTGAGAAACAGGTGGACACTGTAGTCATGTCTCGCCTGTTCATGCCAGACCGCGAGAAGGGGCATAGCCTTGAAGCTTGGGGAGAACGCTTAGGTTTCCCAAAGTCTAAGTACGAAGGCGGCTGGGAAGAGTACTCCGAAGAGATGCTGGCCTACTGCAAGCAGGACACCCGTGTCTGCGCTAGGGTTTACTCTGTCCTGTTAGAGGACCAGAAGAACTTCTCAGAGAAGTCGGTGCGCGACGAACACAGGATGCAAGTCTTGGCCGAGCAGGTGCAGGACCACGGCTTTCGCTTCAACGTACCAGCCGCGCTCGATCTATATAATTCTCTTATGGCTGAGCAGCGCGATATATCGAAACAGATGCAGGAAGTTTTTCCGCCAACCGCTGTGCAGCTCAAGACCAAGATCAAGTATATCCCCTTCAACCCGGCCAGCCGTAAGCAGATAGGAGAGCGACTTGTACCGCTAGGCTGGAAGCCTAAAGCCTATACTGAAACAGGTTTGCCCAAGGTTGACGAGGACGCTCTGGAAGCTTGCGACATACCAGAAGCAAAGGTCTTGGCCCGCTACTTCATGCTCCAGAAACGTACAGGTATGCTCGATTCTTGGATCAAAGCTGCCGATTCAGATAATAGGGTACGCTGCACCTATCACACACTGGGCGCTGTGACCAACCGTATGTCCTGTTCAAAGCCTAATCTCCAGCAAATCCCCTCGCTGCGTAAACCCTACGGGCTAGAGTGCCGCCAGCTCTGGAAGGCTGAGTCTGGCAATAAACTCATAGATACGGATGCTCAAGGGCTTGAGCTACGGGTCTTGGCCCACTACGTCAACGACCCTGCCTATACAGCTGAAGTACTTGACGGTGATATCCACACGGCCAACCAGCAGATGGCTGGCCTAGAGACCAGAGACCAAGCCAAGACTTTTATCTATGCTCTGCTATATGGCGCTGGGGACGCCAAAATTGGCACTGTGGTAGGCGGCTCTGCAAGTGATGGAAAAAGACTACGGGACCGCTTCTTGGCCAACCTACCCGCCTTTAATCGCTTTCAGAGGGCTGTTGTGAGCAAGGCTGAGAGCGAGGGAGTTTTGAAGGCTATCGACGGGCGTCTGCTGAGGGTTAGGCACCCCCACGCTGCGGTCAATACGCTGATCCAGGGTTCATCTGCGGTGTTGATGAAGAAGTGGTTTTTGTACACCGATTACCTGTTAAATAAGAAGGACGCAAGGGCTGCTATAGTCGCAATGGTCCACGATGAAATGGTCATAGAAACTTCTATGTCCACTGTTGAACTTTCGAGTGAATGTGTTAAACTAGGTATATCACAAGTTAACAAGTCATACGGGCTAAGATGCCCCCTTGGTTGTGATATTAAAGTAGGAAACAACTGGAGTGAGATACACTAATGGCTAACAATATCGGATATCTCGAAGGCGCAATGCACTATGCTTTCATCTTCGAGAAGAAGGACAAGTATGATCGCTGGAGCGTAGCACTGGTGCTTGAAGGCGATCAGATCAGAAACGCGAAGCAGCTCGGACTTAAACTCAACCAGCGTGAGGATAAGTACGATGGCCTTCCGTACGTCCAGCTGAAGAGCAATTACCAACCTAAACTCTTCGACGCGGACGGTGCTGACTACTCCGGCCCGACCATGCTTGCAAACGGCAGTCGCGGTATTGTTCGGATTACTCAGCGCCCTTACGACAACAAGTTTGGTAAGGGCATCACCACCTACATGAATGCCGTTAAGATCACCAAGCCGATTGAGTATCAGAGTGAAGGTGGCTCAGCTGGTTTTGGCGGCGCTGCTGACCCTGAAGAAAACATCTTTGCCGAAAATAAGGCAGATGAATTCTAAAACCCAAGACCAAGATTACGGGCACTGGGATATTGACCTGGTAGGCGAGTTTAACCCGGAGGATCATCTGGGTTTCGTCTACCAGATCACCCGACTTGACTCTGGACGTTCTTACATAGGTTGCAAACACCTGTGGAAGTACTCCAGAGGCAAGCGGAAAGCTGCGAGCGAGTGGCGTAACTACATAAGCAGCAGCAACTATCTCAAGCCTGAAATCAAGGAGCTTGGTAAAGAAGCGTTCTCTTTCAAAATCTTGATGCTCTGCGATAACAAGCGAAACCTGTACTACAACGAACTCAAGTTACAGGTGGAGCTAGGCGTCTTAGAAGACGAGGGTTATTACAACGCCAACATAGGCGGCATAAGATTTTACCGTCCGGTCAAAAGTTATCTTAACCCTGAGCTGAGAGCTAAGCTTAGCGCGAATGTAAAGGGAACGGATAACGGCAGATACCAAGGTCCGTTTACTGTTACGTTTAACAACGGAACTGCAATCAGGGTGGAAGATAAAACCCTGAAGGACTTCTGCGAAGAGCATGGCCTTAATAAGTCTGCTCTGTACAAGGTTCGGACTGGTAAGAGAAAAATTCACAAAGGGATCATCAAGGTGGAATATGACTACGAACTCGAAGAAAATTGATACTCTAGTCGAAGATATCTATACCCTTCTCCAGACAGGCACGAAGAAACCTAACCAAGAATTCCTGTTTGGCATGGCTGTCTCTATCATGGACTGCGTCAGGCGTCAGCTCTGGGTGTCCACAGCTGGTAGCTCTCCTGCTCTCCGTATGTCCAACATTGGAAAACCGTGCAGCAGGTCTCTCTGGTACGACTTGAACGGCGACGATGAGGCTGAATCGTTTTCTCCTCAGACCAAACTCAAGTTTATGTTTGGCGATATCGTCGAAGCCTTGATACTCTACTTGGCCAAGGAAGCTGGTCACAATGTAGAGGGCCAGCAAAAAGAGATCGAGATCGACGGCATTAAAGGCCATCTCGATGCCATCATCGACGGCGAACTGGTTGATGTGAAGTCTGCCAGCTCGTTCAGCATGAAGAAGTTTAAGGACGGCACGTTACCTAACGACGATGCCTTTGGCTATATCAGCCAGATCAGCGGCTATGCCAATGCGCTTGGCAAGACCCAAGGAACCTTTCTGGCGGTTGACAAGAGCAGCGGCGAACTAGCCACCTACACGCATACGGAAATCGAAGACACCAGCGAGCGTATTTCTAAGGTTAAGGCTGACGTAGCTCTCGAAGCGCCGCCAGAGCGACCCTTTGAACCTGTCAATGATCGGAATACCGGAAAGCCTAAGCTCGGTATCAACTGCTCATACTGCTCGCACAAAAAGACCTGTTGGGCTGACCCTGGACTTGACCTGAAATTTAGGTCAGGTAGGCCGGTGTTCTTTGTAAAGTACGAAGACGATGAATTTCCAGAATCTTCAACCGACCGCTTTTAGGGGAAACGTAAATGAGCTTTAAGTCCAACGAAAATCCTATGTTTCGCTCCAAGTTTAGCGAAGACATTTTCAAGCATAAGTACGCTCACGAAGACTGCTACACTTGGTCCTCTCTGGCCCGCACTCTGGTCAAGGATGTGTGCGGCGATGTAATGTCCCACGACGAAATCGACGAGCTGACCAATATGATCACTCAGCTCAAGTTTATCCCCGGCGGACGCTACCTCTACTACGCAGGTCGCCCTAACAAGTTCTTCAACAACTGTTACCTGCTCCGCGCAGAGGAGGACAGTAGGGAAGACTGGGCGCAGCTGTCTTGGAAGTCAGAGTCATGCCTGATGACAGGCGGCGGCATTGGTGTGGACTACAGCGTCTATCGCCCCAAGGGCAGCGTAGTTAACAAGACCGGCGGCTTTGCCAGCGGTCCTATTCCTAAGATGGAAATGATCAACGAGATTGGCCGCCGCGTCATGCAGGGCGGGTCTAGGCGGTCTGCTATCTACGCCAGCTTGAACTGGAAGCACGACGATATCGAAGACTTCTTGGCTGCTAAGAACTGGTACGATATGCCCATTGGCTCCACTGGGTTCACCATTGGACAGGTTAAGGAGCAGGACTTTAACTACAACGCTCCTCTGGACATGACCAACATTAGCGTCAACTACGATACCGATTGGCTCCTTAGCTACTGGCGAACAGGCGACGTAGGCCGCGTCTTTAAGCAGAACGTAGCTCAGGCTCTTCGTACTGCTGAGCCAGGTTTCAGCTTCAACTTCTTTGACAAGGAGAACGAGACCCTCCGCAACGCTTGCACCGAAGTCACCTCCGAAGATGACTCCGATGTCTGCAATCTAGGCTCTATCAACATGGGCCGTATAGATAGCATCGGTGAGCTTGCGGATGTCGTAGAGCTGGCCACCAAGTTTCTGGTCTGCGGCACTCTCAAGGCTCACCTTCCTTATGATCAGGTGTATAAGACCAGAGAGAAGAACCGGCGCTTGGGACTAGGCTTAATGGGTATGCACGAGTGGCTGATCAAGCGCGGCTATCGCTACGAAGTTACTCAGGAGCTGCACCAGTGGCTCGCTGTGTACAAGGGTATTTCGGACGAAGTGAGCAGCTCGTTTGCTCGCGCCCTGTCCGTCAGCGTACCTGTGGCTAACCGTGCTATCGCTCCGACAGGCTCGATTGGTATTCTGGCTGGAACTTCTACTGGCGTTGAGCCTATCTTTGCTGTGGCCTATAAGCGTAGGTACCTCAAAGGTAAGAGCCGGTGGGTCTACCAGTATGTAGTAGACAGCGCAGCTCAGGAGCTTATCGACCTGTACGGTATCGATCCGTCCAAGATCGAGTCTTCGCTAGACCTGGCGGAAGACTACGAGCGGCGTATGAAGTTTCAAGCGGATGTTCAAGACTATGTCGATATGTCCATCTCTTCCACGATCAATCTTCCTGAGTGGGGCAGCAAGCTTAATAACGAAGACACTGTTGGTGATTTTTGTAATTCTCTTGCTAGTTACGCTCACCGGCTGCGCGGGTTCACCGTGTACCCCAACGCGTGTAGAGGAGGACAGCCTCTTTCTTCGGTGCCGTATTCTGAAGCTGTAGAGAAACTCGGAGAGGAATTTGAAGAGAACGTGGAGACCCACGATATCTGTGAAATCACCGGACACGGTGGAAGCTGCGGTGTCTAAGGTTGTTGAGCAAGTTTGGTACTCCGGTGAAGACAGTGCTATAAAGGACTTCTCACCGGAGTTCTGCTCTGCGCTTATCAAACTGGAAGAGGGTTTTGAGCCACAGGCTGGCAGGGTGCGTGATAATGAGATTGTCACTCATGTTCGCAACAATACCATCTACGGTATTCCCAAAGCCTATAAAGAGTTCTCCGACCTGATACTGGCTATTACACAAGTGGCCAATGGTGAAGCAGGTTGGAATTTTGATCTCACAGACATCGAGCCTTTGCAATTGTCTAGGTATGGTGTCGGGGAGCAGTACGGTTGGCACATGGACATACTACCTGTGTCTTTGAACCAATCGATGCGTAAGCTGACGTTCAACGTAGTGCTGAACGAAGACTACGCTGGGGGAGACTTTCAGTTTAGCTGGGGGTCTCCCTCCGCTCCTTACCGCAAACGAGTTATAGACCAGCCACAATTAAAAAAGAGAGGAAGAATTTGCATCTTCCCCTCTTTAGTATGGCATCGTGTTAAGCCGGTCACGGAGGGCGTCCGTTATAGTTTAACCGGCTGGATCGTTGGCCCGCCCTTTAGATAAGACTTTTAGGGTACTTTGCCCGCTCTTCCGGAAAATTTTGAAAATACCTTTCCCATTCCGGCTTAATTTGCTCAGATGGCTTGTTTTTTAGGTCCATCATTCCCTTAGCTAAAAACAAAGCAGGCAATGCTGGCATTGGCCCATTAAAGATATTAAAATAATCTTCAAAAGACCCGTTTTCAGGCATCCCTCTAGCTGCAAGCATACTCTGAAAAGGGCCGCTGCCAGTAGAACCAACACCCCGCATGGCGTTAACTTGCGGCGGTTCCACGATCTGTTGTTCAGGCTGAAACGCCCCAGACATAGCAGCAGACAGAAGACCATTGACTACATTGTCGGTCTCTTTTTGAATTGCAGCTTCTTCTTCGGGCTGGTTTTCATCATATCCCTTAAAAGTACCCTGCTGTTTAAGCATATCTGAAATAAGCATACTGCCCATAATTACCTCGCATTCTTAACCATCGAGGCTCCGAAGTAGAGACCGACGATGGCAGAGACCAAATGTGTATCCAAGGGTGTCAGAATCAGGCCCTTCATGGCCTGCCACTTGACGATTTCCTTACCCTCGGTGAAGAACCAGAAGCCAGGGTTCCAGCTAGTATAGCCCACAGTGACAGAGATTTCTGGCCAGAAGACCGGCACGATCTTGGGCCATAGGATGATGGCACCGATGGCCGTCAGGGCGATTACACGGCGCGTGATCTGAAAACCGGTGTTCTCGTACCGACGAGCTTCGTCAGTGGCCTTGGACTGCGCTGCCAAGCCGTCTATGGCCCGCTGGAAAGCGTCCTGCTTGGCCTTCTGGCTTGCACTCCACATTGTCATCACGCCTGAGAGCAAGCCTGAGCCAAGCATGGTCACAAGTTCAAGGGGGATGTTAGCGAGAGCCATTTTGATTCCCTAGTTCGCGCAAAAATATAGAAGATTCTTCCCATCTTTTACGACCGTGCTTTTCCCAAGTTTTGCCAGGAACTTTATGATATTGTTTATTCCAAGCCTTAAAAAACTCTTGAGGTTTGGATTCATTGGCAACAGCAGCTTTAGGACTCATATAATAATATAGTCTTGCAGCAATGGCCGAATTAAGAGGTGTCTCCAAAAATTTTCGTATTTCTTTTTTTGGTACTGCGTCTATGTCAACGCCAAGTTCATTTTTAATTCGCGTTTTTGCTTCAACCATTCTGTCATTTTTACTTTTTTGAATAGCCTGAAAAGCGCCATTAGTAACTTGGAAGACGCCGCCGTGACCAACCGTTCCTTTATCAACTACCCTAAATTTATTGACATTAGGGTCACTTCCAACTCCCGATTCCATCATAGCTGTAAAAAGCATTAAATTTTCGTTACCTGGAATAACTTTTGATATTTTGGCTATAGCATCTAAAGTTGAATCTCTAAGTGTAAATTTATTTTCATAGTCTACTTTTTTATTGGCTATTTGCTGCAACAACCCAGTCTGAGCCGGATTTACAGCTTCGGCAGCGGCGTCAGACAGAAGACCACGAACATTTGTCATTAGCATAGCATATACCTCAGAACCTAAGATTATACTTAGCAGAAAGGAAAATCTGATCCAGCGACGGGAACCTGTTGGTCTCGCTCTGCGCCTGTGCTTCAAACGTACCTCCCATGCCAAACGGGTTCTGTACAGCAACGCCGATACGGGGGTCCAGAAGACCATAAGTAGGGTCAACCCGCGTCCCAGCTTGAATGGTGGTTTCAGGCGTAGGTTGATAGCGGTAGCCCACATCAGCCGTAGGCTGCGGCATCTGACCTTGAATAAGACCCATTGGGTTTATGTTTGGATTGACCTTGACTGTCAGTCCGGGTACTCCAAAGCGATCCGCACCGGACTGAATAGCCTGATTCACCGGGTCTACAAACTGGCTTAGCTGCTGCTGATAAAACTGTTTACCAGCATCAGCAATGTTCTGACCAGCTTGTGCTGCCGCACCCATAGTTCCAGGTGCAGCAGCCTCTACGCCCATAGCTGCCAAGCCAACGGCTCCTTCCAAAGCCTTTTTCTTGGCGTAGTCCAAAGCAGGTTTTGCTTCCGGCTTTTCAGCAGCGGCACGTTCAAAGTCATCGAAAATATTAGGCATTACGCTCTCCTACCAATCCTAGCGCCTTCAGACAGGGCCTGTGTTACGTCTGGTACACTAGCCGCTTTCGGCATCTGCTGAGCAGCCTGCATCATCTGCATGATAGCAGCACCGATCTGCTGCTGCTGAGAAGACATATCAGGCTGCTGGGGCTGCTGAGCCGCCTGTTTCTGAGCAGCGTACTTCTCCTCGTTAAAGCGGGTCTGTACTGGGACAGAGGGAAGCTGGATAACAGGAGGCGCAGACATATCCTTATTATCCATCTGTGAAGCAATCGCTGCTGCCACAAGACCAGCCCTACCGCTCTGGTACAGTTCTGCTGTACGCTGAGCCGCAGCCATGAACATTTTGGTCTTTGGGGCAAACTGTTTCAAAATGGTATCTGTGGATGCACCACTACGGAGAGCTTTGTTCAAAGCCTTCCACCCAGGTTGACCGGGGACAAACTGTTTCATGGTGTACATATAAACCAGAGGTTTTACGGCCCCTGAAAATGACAAATTCATAAGTTTACCGATCAAACTGGCAGTTTGCATCTGAGCAGCCACCAAACCAGACGACTTTTCAATTTCAAGCATACCCTGAATTGTATATGCGTATTCTTTCAGAGGCTGATAATTCTTTCCAAGAATGACCTTGAGCGAAGCATCGTTCTGCGGATTTCTGAATGCAGCAGACAAATCAGTAGCCCAGTTCTTCATAGCGCCAAATCGCTTAATGTCGTCAGCAATTGACATGGAAGAAACAAGCCTAGAGTACACTTCTGTGGTAAATGCGTCTGAATAGAGTTCGCCAGCAGCAGGATTGACAGAAGCCTGTGCCTGAGTCCGGGCTTCAGCCAAAGTCTTCAGAGCATTCGTGTCATAGGTTGTGGCGGCGTTTGAAATTCTCTGAAGAATTTGGTCAGCATCTTTGGCCCCAATAACATTCTTTAGGCCAGCAATACCATTGTTGTACCTGGTGGGCAGACCAGACGCAATATCACGAAGACTGCTGATGTAGTCTTTGAC